TTGGTTTCCAGAAAACTCATTCGGTAACTTTGCTTACTCTGTTCCTTTTACCCATAATATTCATGTAGGAGATGTCGAGCTAGAAGTTATCTTCTTAGCACTAGATAGACCAGAAGATGTGAAGAAACTATTGTCTTTAGAATTAACTGGTGTATGGATCAATGAAGCAAGAGAAATTCCTAAATCTATTGTGGATGCCTGTACAATGCGTGTTGGTAGATTTCCTTCTATGAAAGATGGTGGACCTACTTGGTATGGTGTTATTGCAGATACTAACGCACCTGATGAAGATCACTGGTGGTCTATTATGTCTGGTGAAGTTCCTATGCCAGATCATATGAGTCAAGAAGAATCTATTATGTTAGTCAAACCAGACAACTGGAAATTTTTTGTACAACCTCCAGGTATGATTGAGAAGAAAGAAAACGACAAGATTAAAGGTTATGAACTGAACAATGATGCAGAAAATATTAAAAACGTTACACCAGATTACTATCCAAATATCATACGAGGAAAGTCTAAGTCTTGGATTGACGTTTATGTTTTAAACAAACTAGGAACAATAGAAGATGGTAAATTGGTTTATCCATCATTTAGAGAAGATGTTCACTTAGCAGATGAAGAAGTACCTTTTGCACCTGTTACTGTTTATATTGGATTAGACTTTGGTCTAACACCTTCTGCTGTATTTGGTCAGAAGTTACCAGATGGTAGATGGTTAATACTCCATGAACTGGTTTGTTTTGATATAGGTACAGTTAAGTTTAGTGAACTACTTAAGCATGAGATTATTAAACATTGTTCTGATAAAGATTTAAAAATATTTGGAGATCCTGCTGGTGATTTTAGAGCGCAGACAGATGAAACAACTCCGTTTCAGATACTTAGACAACAAGGCATCCAAGCATTTCCTGCACCTTCGAATGATGTAGGACTCAGAATAGAATCTGTAGAAACTTCATTGAATAGAATGGTAGATGGTAAGCCTGGATTCTTATTGAATAGATCTTGTAAATCTTTACGTAAAGGATTCTTAGGTGGATATCATTATAGAAGAATACAAACTTCTGGAGAAAGATATGAAGATAAACCTAACAAGAATAAGTTTTCACACGTACATGATGCACTTCAATATTTGATGCTAGGTGCTGGAGAAGGTAGAGCATTGACTGTAGGTCCAGCTAAACCTCAAGTATCTAATGCTTATAAGAACTGGAATATCTTTGATCGTAGTTCAATGAACAGGAGGAAGAAGTGGGATATTTTCCGAAGGAATGGTTAATATACTTCTTTGATCCACCTCATGAGGAGTGGTATCACGTCTTTAGAAGAAAAGGAATGGCTCATTGTGGAATGTTAGGTTATGACGTAAAACAACAAAAATGGATAGCCATAGAGCATATTCATAAAAGATTAGATGTAAAAATATTAGATGGAGAAGATGTAGCCAAAGTATTTGATTTTGTTAAATCTATGGGGGGTACGTTTATAAAAGCTAAATTATTCAGGCAGAAGTTCAGGTTATTCCAAGCTGCATGGTTAAGAGAACATTCTTGTGTTACTACTGTGATGAGAATACTAGGAATAAATAGGTTGATTATTACCCCTTATCAGTTATATAAATATTTAAAGAAACAAGGTTGTGAACAATGGGATTTTTAAAACCACCTAAATATGAAAAGTCAGCTAGTGAGAAAGCACTAGAAAAGCAAATGGAAGAAGAACGTATTGCTTCTGAAAAAGAAAAAGAAGAATTAGCTAAAGCTGAAGAACGTAGAAAGAAAAGATTTGCTGCTGGTAAGTTAGGATCTAGATCTTTATTTGCTAGAGCTGGTGGTCGTGGATTTTATGGAGAGGGTAAGGAGATAAGTTAATGGGATCTAGTAGATCAACATCTGGTGGTGGTGGAAGAAGTAGATCATCTACTCCAAAAAAAGGAACAGGAGCATCTGGACCTCCAGGAAGAAGTTATAGCACAGCTAGTAATAGACCAATGGGTCCAATGGAATCTTTTGCTAGATCTGGAACAACAGGATTAGCTACAGCAACACCTAGAGAAGCAGAAACAATTAGAGCTGCAACTGGTAAATCATTTAATGTTATTTCTAAAAATATTGGTGAAGTAGGATCTAAATATCGTAGACCTGCTGATGTAGAAAAATATGCAAAAGAATTAAAAACTATTGAAGAAGGAAAAGCAAAAGGTGCAAAAACTTTTGTTGGTCCTGACGGAGTAGAAAGAGTTAGCTTTGTTGGAACTGGAATGAAAGATGAACAAGGAAGAACTATTCTTTCTAAGACTACTCCAACATTAACAGCAAAAGCACCAACCTTAAAAGAGTTAGGTGGCGATATTGCTAGAGGTTTGGTTGGATATAATACTTTGGAGTATACAGATGAATCTAATGTACCTACTATGGTAAAAAAGAAAGGATTAATTCCTACAGTTTTAGATGCTGCAATAGGTGGTAAGTTAAGTCCAGTAACTGCTATAACCAGCGCAATCGGTACTAACTTTTTTAGTTATTCTGGTGGTGATAAAAGTGAATCACCAACAACAACAGCTCCTGAAACAACAACAGAGTTTGCAGAATCAGAAGCAGAAGCAGAAAGAAAAAGAAAATTAGCAGGATCATTAGTTAGTTCAGCAGCAAAAGGAAGAAGTTTATTCTCAACTAAAGCTAGAACTATTAGTGGTGGAATGGCTTAATGTATAGTTTTAATTATAGATCAGCTCCTCATACAGGAGTTATGAACTCTAAAACATTTCTTAAAAGATTTAGTCATGCAGAACAATTAAAGACACATTGGATTCCAAAGTTTGAAGAAGCCTATGAATATACAATGCCAGGCAGAGAAGCATTTTATGATGAATCACCTGGAGAAAAAAGAACAGATAGAATCTTTGATGAAACTGCTGTCGTAGGTATTCAAGAATTTGCATCAAGACTACAAGCAGGTATTACTCCTACCTTTGGTAGATGGATTAATTTAAAAGCAGGTATTGAGATACCACCTCAAATAGCTCCCCAAGTAGATGAACAGTTAGATGAAATAACTAATTATATATTTGAGATACTTCATGCTTCTAACTTTAATCAAGAAGTACATGAATCATTTATGGACTTAGCTATTGGTACTGGTGTGATGTTAGTGAATGAAGGTAACTCTACTAATCCTATTGTCTTTAATTCAATACCATTGCCTCATGTTTATTTAAACTCTGGACCTGATAATAGAATTGATTGTGTTTATAGAAAACGTCAAATCAGATTAGGTGATATTAAAGTTTTATATCCAGAAGCTAACTTAGATATATTAGAAGATAAGATTCTTAATGAACCAGATGCTAAGTGTACTGTTATTGAAGGTACAATGAGAAACTATAAAGATCCAAACAAAGAAGTTTATGATTATGTTGTTTGTGTAAAAGACCATGAACAAATTATATTTGAAGATCAATTTGAAGGACAAGGTTCTAATCCATTTATTACATTTAGATGGAACAAAGCAAGTGGGGAAGTATATGGTCGTGGACCAGTGTTTAATGCTATGTCAGCTATTAAGACTACTAACTTAACTATTGAATTAATATTAGAAAACGCACAGATGAATATCTCTGGTATTTATCAGTTAGAAGATGATGGAGTGATTAATCCAGATAATATTCAATTAGTGCCTGGCACAATTATTCCAGTAGCTCCAGGATCTAGAGGATTACAACCTATTAGTGCAGCAGGTAGATTTGATGTAGCTCAATTAGTATTAGATGATATGAGAAATAATATTCGTAAAGCATTATACATGGAAACACTTGGAGCAACAAAAGGTACACCCATGTCAGCAACAGAAGTAGCTGAAAGAATGGCAGATCTATCTAGACAAATAGGTTCATCTTTTGGAAGATTACAATCTGAGTTTATTATGCCATTGATTAGACGAGTTATTTACATTTTAAAGAAGCAAGGTAGAATAGAACTACCTTCATTGAACAATAAAGAAATTAAAATTATTCCAGAATCACCATTATCTAGAGCGCAGAACGAACAAGATATTGCTGATGTTAATAGATTTAATGCAACACTAGGTCAAACATTTGGACCACAAGTATTAAACCTTATTGTAAAACAAGAAGAAGTAGCTAGATATCTAGCAGAGAAAATGAATTTACCTGAGAAACTAATTAGAGATGCAGCTGAACAACAACAAGTAATGCAACAGATGCAACAGGTAATGCAACAACAACAAGGAGGAATGAATGAGTTGGGAGCAGCTCCAGAACAAGCCTAAAGGAAGCCATCTATCTATTGATGGATTTTATCGTACAGAAGAAAGAGAAAGAGAATTAAATTCGGATATGGCAGCAGTATTTAGTACTGTCATAGGAGAAAAGGTTTTGGATTATTTAAAATCCATTACAGTAGATTCCGTTGCTGGTAGAGATGTTAGCAACGAACATCTAAGACATCTTGAAGGAATGAGATATTTATATTTCATCATCAAGAAAAGAATTGAATCTGATAAGGAGGCTTAATGTCAGAAGAACAAGTACAAGAAACAACACAAGAGGTATCTCAAGAAAACACTACTGAAACTCAGATACCTGAGTATATTCCAGAAAAGTTTTGGGATACAGATAGAAATGAAATTAAAGTTGAAGAACTGGGTGCATCATACAAAGCTCTGGAACAAAAACTTGGTATGCGAACTGAAGATCTTGTCAAGCAAGTACAAGAAGATTATGAGAACCAGAGAAAATCTAGCGTTCCTGAATCTTATGAAGTAAGGCTACCAGAAGTACCAGAAGATGTTGAAATTACAGTTGATCCAGAACAAGAACTTGTTAAGTCTTGGCAACAAATTTGTAAAGATAATGGATTATCACAGGAAGTATTCGACCAGGGAGTGGCGGCTTTTGTTAATAATGAAATTGCTGGTCTACCGAATCTTCAAGAAGAAATGTCAAAGCTGGGAGATAACGCAAGAGAACGCATTGAAGC